ATAACTTTCCGCTGTCGATTGTGGCTTGAACGTCTTTGGGGTCAATGCCGATAGCTTTAGACACAGCGTCCACAGCAAGGCCAGCCAAAGGGCCGCCAAGGGCTGTAGCGATAGTAGGTGCAACTTGTTCAAGCCAATTCATATTACAACCTCATTTTGTAAACGATAAATTCAAAAGTGCCCCAACAGATCAGGCCACCAACTATGCATCCAGTCAGACCATAAAACAAACCTTCGACCATTTCTGCAAGTTGTTCTCGCTTGTGCTTTGCAGCCTGCTCTGCTTCTCGCTCTTCGCGCCTGCGGTTTGCCTGGATCATGTTGTACTCGGCCTGAATGGCTTCCCATACATCGCCCTGGCCTGAGTAAATGAGCTGCTCTTTGAGCTTCTTTTCTGCATCTCTGAGCGCCTTGGCCTGCATCACAGTGTCCAAGGCTTGACCCATATCTGAACGCGGCTTCTTGCCCTTGTCTTGCAGCGCAGCCTTGGCCACGGTGTCGCGCATCTCAAAAAACTTGATCAAGTCTCCGCTGCACTCTTGCAAGTCCTTGCCCATCTGGATGGCTTCTTACACACCAGCAATGATGCTCTTGGCTAAAGCAAACGCCGCACTGATCGTAATTGGGTCGATCATTTTTTTTCGACTTTTTTCCACTCAAGGCAAACAACTATGCGGTTAAAAACATCGCCTGTCCACATCCAACGAATGCATCGATACTCTGCCGTGTCAATCAGCAAAGCAACGATTGATGCAATCATGACTTTCCAATCCAGTGGCTGAAATAACCAACAGCACTTGAGAGCGCAGACACAATGGCCATGCCAGCCCAAAAGCCGCCGCGTCCCTGGTTTGCCAATGCCAACAGCTTCTCGACGTTGGCTTCCATCTTGTCCATCTTCTTTTCCATGTCGTCAAATCGGCGCTCGTAGTCTTGGACCTTTTGCCAAAGAACACCGTACCGCACTGGATCAATCTCAGGCAAATGCATTTTTACTCCCGTTACTCAAGTAGCAAGTTGTTATTCGATGCGGCTTGCATGATTACCCAATTAGTGCCGTTGGACACCATTGTCGCCCAATTGCCGATCACATTCAAGAGAATTGCAGTTCCAGCCGTTGTGCTGTCAATTGGCACAATGTTGGATGACGCCGAGTTGACCAGCTGCGCTTGCATATTCTTGACCGTAATCGACCGGCCAGTCCAAGACGACGCTGCGGGAAACGTCAACGTCAAGGCCGAGCCGGTCTTGTTGTTGATGATCCAGGTATCCGTGTTCGTGATCGTGTAGTCAGCTGTCTTGGTCAGGACCGTGGACAGCGGCACATAGTCCGTATTGGCCACAGCAGCGCTGATGGCCGTGCCGTTGCCTTTGAGCAAACCGGTAATCGTGGTGGTCAGCGTGATGGCTGGCGTGGTGGTCGAGGTGGCCACAGTACCGGCAAAGCCGTTGGTAGACACGACAGACACACTGGTGACCGTGCCGCTGGTGGCTGGCGCTGCCCATGTAGGAGCGCCGCCCGTGGTGGCCGTCAGCACTTGGCCGGTCGTACCCGCAGCCGTAGCCACAGGCGCTGCGCCTGCGCCGCCGCCGTAGACCACGCCGTACTGCGTCAATGCGCCCGAAGATGCCCAAGTCGTGCCGCTGGCAAAGTAAGGAATGCCGCCGCTAGTGCCTGCCACTGTCAGCGCAGGTGTAGTCGTTGCCGTGGCAACCGAGATGATGCCGCCGGTAAAACTGACGCTGGTGACCGTGCCAGAACCTTTACCGTTAAACGTGTTCCAGTCAGTCGAGGTCAGATAGCCGTTAGTTGTCGTGTTGGCCGCAGCCATGCTGATGGCTGGCGTTGTGCCACCTGAAGAAACGACAGGAGCCGTGCCGGTCACTGAGGTGACAGTTCCCGATCCCTTGTTGTTGAAGGTGGTCCAATCTGTCGAGCTCAAGACACCCCGATTGGTGGCCGAGGCAGTTGGAACATTCAGCGTGATGACCGGTGTTGTCGTACCGTTGGCCACCGTCGATGTCAGGTCAGTGCCGGTCGTTCCCAAAGTAAGCGCGGCTACCGATGTGACTGTGCCTGTACCGTAGGCCAACGCAGGAATGTCGGCAGCCACCAAAGCCCTAAACGTAGGCACAGCAGCAGCGCCCGTTGTTGGGCCCGCCAGCACGAAATTGGCAGTCTTGGCTGCATAGGGGTTCTTGGTGTCGCCGTAGCCTGCTGCAAGGCTGATTGCAGGCGTTGTGCCGCCAGATGACACCACGGGTGATGTGCCAGTGACTGAGGTCAGCGTGCCGCCTGTTGGAGTTGTCCAAGTTGGCACACTAGCGCCGGAGGAGGTAAGCACCTGGCCAGATGTGCCGGCCAGAGAAAACGCATAGGCAGTGCCCGTGCCGTAAGCAATGGCGCCGGCCGTAGGTGTGGCCGTGCTGTTTGTGCCGCCAGATGCAATTGGCAATGCAGAAGCAAGAAGCCCATCAAACGTCAAAGTGCCGTTGATTGTCAGATCGTTTTGGACGGTTTGGTCACGGCCAATTTCTAGGTTTGAATAAGCCTGGTTGGTTCCATAAACTCCTGTTGGATCTTTGATCATGATTCTTTGACGTCAGATAAAAATCATGCGGGCAGGTCGCGCGTTTGTGCAGCCTGATAAGCAGCAATCACTTCAGCAGTATGAATTGATGCTGCAATTGCTTGCACTTTGGCGTCTTCATCAATTACGTCAGCACCAGGCACGACAACGTGACGGTGGAACTTACTGCTGATTTCTTTGCCATCTTCTTTGATAGTGGTTTTGGTGCGAACTTGAATGCAACCGTTTTCAATTATTTCAATCAAGTCAACAAAAACAACTTTTTCTAGCGACATAATATTTCCTTGTTTCCAGCCTGACTATCCAGTCAGGCATTAAGATTTCCAGTTGTTCGAACTGGTACGGTTATGCGACAAAATAACTTCCCGCAATGTATAAAGTTTTTCCACTTAAATCAGCATTGGTTGCCCTTACAAACCCAGTTTTATAAGGCCTTACTGTTGTAGAATTATCCAGTTGCATTAGTTGAATAGCAGAACTGTCTGTCAATGAGATGAATCCACCAGAACGTCCAGATGAATTAACTCCTGAGTCAATTATAGCCGGAAGGCCCCCAATCAAAGAATTAGAACCATCAGCCGTTGCTGGATATACAAGCGCCGCTTGCCAAAAATACATCCTGCCTATTTTTGTATATGTCCCCCCTGGGGACGTAAATGTTAACGATGCACCAGAAGAATCTATGGGGGTCCATGTACCTTCGTCATTTGGGCCTGTTGTATCAAATGTTCCAGTTGCAGCTAAGTTAATAATTTGTGCAGTTCCAACAACTGCAATGTTATTTGCCGTGATTAAACAATTTGTTGCCAAAGCGCCAATAGTGATGCCAGATGTTTGGTATCCATTGATTGTGTTTCCTGTTATTGCAAGACCAATTACTCGAGTGGCAACAATGCCGTTTAAAGCGGTAACAAGACCAGAAGATGAAATAAAATTTCCGCTGATAGCCACGCCTTTGACGCCGCCAGCAACCGCAGAACCGAGTATGTAGATTCCGTTTACTTGGCCTTCTAAATAGCACCCTGTAATAGCACATGACCCAGCGCCAGATGAAGTTGTACCTCCATCATCTAAGTAGATACCAGCAAAAGAATCCCCCTCAATATCGCATTGTTGAATAGAGTTACCACTGCCTCCCCCCATGTAAATTCCCGCGCCAGATACGGTATTTCTAGCGGATACACCCGTTCCAGTGAGACAAACCGCGCTGGCTACGTTGCTGTAAATTCCATACGTATACCCTGTAATTGTGCAGCTAACAATAGAATGTGAATATTCTGCAAGTTTTAGCCCAATATTAAACCCGTGATAAGTTCCTGTTCCAGTAGGTTCAACCCGAACACGGGAAACTACGCAATGCGCTTTTAAAACGTTAACCGCTATCGAAGTAGGGACTACACCTGAGTAAGGTGCGGACACTACAAAATCAGATAGTTTTACGTAAGTAGAATTTATTGTGATTGCAGCGCCTGAAAAACCAGCCGCAAAGGATAGAGCCGCGCCATTTTCCCCAAACAAATGAATTGATGCGGAAATTGTTAACCCCGTTGACCCGCAGTAATAATTTCCTGCGGGAAGAAAAACACCTGAAAAGTTAGCTTGAGCAGCCGTAATTGCAGCTTGAATTGCTGTGGCATCGTTTGTTGTGCCATCACCTATTGCGCCATAATCTTTTACGTTTACAGGCGCTCCTGTAATCATTGAATAGCTTGCTTTTGTAAGTGCCATGTTAGTAATCCTTAAACAATGTAGAAACCTGCCATATAGATAGTCGCGCCACTTAGTTCTACGTTAGTGTTGCGAACAAATCCAGTTTTATATAGACGCACATTTGTAGGGGTTAACTGCAAAGTCTGCACAAGTGAAGCTAATGTTGTCGCGGTAATAAAACTACCTGCCCTTCCTGGTGAAGCCCCTTCAGAAATTGTAAACGGCAAGCCGCCAATTAACGAATTTGAAGCGTTAGCTGTTACTGGATAATCAATATTAGCCTGCCAATAAACAGCACGTCCAATTTTCGTATAAAAACCTGTTGCGGTTACAAAAACCAAACCTGCCCCACTAGCATCAGTTGGAACCCAAGTACCTTCTTCATAGTCAGCAAACAACTCACTTGTACCTGTACCAGGTGTAGCAGAAAAATCTACGCCTTGGCCATTTGCAACAATTAAATTACCTGTGGTCAAAGTGAGTTGCGCTGCGCTAATTGCACGGCCAGCCGTCAAATTGGCAACGGATACCTGTTTGGTTGCGCTGCTTTGGACAATCGGCAAAACTTCCGTACCCGCCAATGGCGTAGTAGCGGAAATTAATGCGGATATTTTACTATTACTCATGGAACAAGATTTGTAATGCTTGTCACAGTCCCACCAGAAATAATTACTGTGCCAAAACTATAAAATTTTCCTGTTACAGTGCCAGTAAATAAATAAGTTCCAGTAGGAACTAACACTGCTTTTGGATTACTTGCTGTCCATGCTGCTTGAAAAGCTGCCGCATTAACTGCTGCTGTAAAACTTGGATCAGCGCCAAAATCCATCACACTAACAGTCTGACGCAACTTAGCTTGCACCGTAGTTGCCACAGCGCCAGTGCCAGAGGAAAGGTAGCGAAAGTCCTGGCTGTCGCCACTTGTGTTTGGCAGGCCTTCTTTGTACTTGACCAGGATCACGCTACCAAGAGGAGCTGCTGACGTTGTGGTCAGAGTCGTGCCGCTCAAAGTGTAATCAGCGGTGGGCACTTGAGTCACACCATTGGTGGAAATGTCCAAGTTGTACAGCGTGCCAGGATTGCGAGTCAGGGTCCAGTTGACCGTCGAGCCATTGCCAATAAAGGTGTCCGCATAAGCCGTCGAATACGCCACGATGCTGGCCAAAGTACCAGGGTCAATGTTGGCCAACCCATCACCAGTTGAATTCCAACCGATAAGCTGATTGGCATTTGGATCGGGAAGCACAGTGTTGGCCGTGGACGACAAAGGCAGGCGAATTGAGCTGTCGACTCCGGTCTGAATTTGCTGGATCTGAATGGTTGCGCGGTCAAGCGCATCATTGATCACATCAGGGTAAAAGCCGCCCTGGTTGGTCAGATCTGTTGGCTGCAGGTTTTGCACATCGCTGGTCATTGTCAGCGTGTAACCGCTTGGCAGGGCGCCTGCGGTCAGTGTGATGCTGCCACCAGGGTTGCTGTCCTGGTCTTGATTCAACGTGACGGTGTAGTCCGTGTTGAGCACCAGCGTGGTTTGCACATTGGTAGACACGGTCAACTTGACGGCCAAAACATCACCGGCCGCAAACACCTTGAAGCCAAATGGAAATGTAGTAGTGGCGCCATTGCCAATGAACGGCCCCGCCTTACGGATTGTTGAATTGATCGTCATTGACGGGACTCCTGGGAGATTGTTGGTAGGTTATACATGTGGGGTTTTGTTACGGGTACCTTATGGCTTGGACAGCTCACTGGCTTTGCCGGTGACCAGGCCGCGCACATAGTCCGCTTTGCTTGTGGGTTCGATCTTGCCGCGCTCGACATCGATGGCGTACCCAACCGGACGGCCAAGGACCGTCACCGGAATGCCTGTAGCCAAGCTCAACAGAGTGAGCACATCGCGCACGTTGCGCCCTGTGACTTCTTTGTCTGGGCTCACCACGTTGATCACAGTCTTGCCCACGCCAATGGTGGCCGCCTCAAGGGTCGACACCGACGGGCTGGTGGTCATGCGGTCATCGTAGGGCTTGTCATTGAACGCAGTGGTAAGCGCAGTATAGGCAGCAGTACCAAACGGCAACAGAGCTGTGGCGCCCTTAATCTGGGAGCCAAAGAACCACTCAGCAAACTCATCGAGGTAGCCGTCGTCGTCTTCATCATCCCAGCCGCCGCCCAGGCTGCGCACAATGGCGTCTGCCAAAATCATCGGCATGGCAAAGCCCAGCATATAGATCATGCCCAGCTTGCCCTTGTTTCCGCGCCAGCCCATGTCCCTGAACACCTTGATGAACTCGTTGGAATTGAGGTTGGCCAGCATGTTGAAGTATCCAGAGAACTGAATCAGCGTTTTGTAGAACGGTGTGCCCACTTCAAACGCGGCCACATCTTCTGGTGTCAGGCTGGACTGAGTCAAGCGCACAACAGCATCAGCGCGGTGCACAGCCTCGCTCATTGCCTGCTTGTCGCTGGTATCCTTGCCAGACTCTGCCATGGTTTGGTTGAAGGTCGCTGTCCAGGTGACAACGTCGACCTGATTCTGGAATGCCGACTGCAAGAAGTAGCCATGATGCTGGGCCCAAGACTGGACCTTGTCAAACTTGCTTGGGTTGAGCAGCAACTGGTTCATGGCGTCCTGCATGTCGAACACCTGGTTGTGCAGGCGGTCGGCCATGAACTGCGAGAGCTCGGCCACTTCTTCTGTCACTTTCTGGGTGTTGCCCATGTACTCAAACAAAGACGACTTCAAATAGGTCGGCTTGACTTTGAGCATCGATGGGAAATAGCCGGTCACCTGCTGCAATGCGTTGGTGATGTTGGCAAACATGATGCTGATGCCGGTGCGCGAGCGCACACCAGACCAAAACGTGTCGATTGCTTTGAACTTGCCCGGCTCGCTGGTGATCTGACGAGCAGAGCGGTTTAGCCAAGGGATCAGCATGTCCTCGACCGCAGTCGGATCGACGCGGGTAAGGTTGTCTGCAAAGTCGCGCTTGCGCAAGATCTTCAGCGCATCTTTGATTGCCGGCTGCACATGGGCAAAGCGGATCACATCATCGATGTGCTTGGCGCCCAGTCGGACATCGAGGGACAACGGCTTGTTGTACTCGACGCGGCCCTTGGTGAATCCCATGCCGGTGCTTGGCATCGATTGGCGAAAATCTGACTCGAGTTCTTCCATCTTGGCCTGGCGCTGCGCATCGCGAACAATGAATGGATCTGTCTTGGCAGGCACATAGCCACCGCGATAGGTTCCAAACGGGGTCACAACGGGCGTTGCCGACACTTCCTTGAAGTAGTAGCCAAAGATGTCTTTGTGGGCTTCCTGGGCCATTGGCTTGAGCTCTTCGTTCAGATCCCAGACGGCCTGCGCAAAGTCGTAGTCGACCTTGGTCAGCTTGCCCTCGGTAATCATGCGCTGCTCAAATGCTTTCCAGTTGGCGGTGTCGATGCTGCCGTCCTCGCGCTGCGTTGCCCAGCCGCGGCCAAGCAGGAGCTTTTTGAGGTTGGAGTCGTTGCCGGTGTGCAGGATGGCGCCAATGAGCTCGGCCTTGCCGATGCCGCCGTTGCCGTCGCCAAATGTGTAGTTCAGCTCGGGCGCGTCAATCTTGCCCACAGGCAGGTCCAGCTTTTGGATGAGCTCAACGTACTGCTTGACAAACTTGTTGCGGTCGATGCGGTATGCATCCAGAGCTGTACGCACAGGGCGCCAGATGTACTTGGTAAAGGCGCCAGGGCCATCAGGTCCATCGGTGGCATCTGCCCAGTGCTCGACGCGGCGTGTGATCGCCTTGCCTGCGTAGAACTGACGCACCGCCCGGTCCTTGGTGGTAGGAGCTGAACGCTCGCCGGCAACCTCTGCAGGGATGCCAATCACTTCCAGGCGCGCATTGAGCTCGGTGACGATGTCATTGATCGCCATGGCCTTGCCTTCGATCATGACCTCGTTTTCGCGCTTGGACTGGAACCACAGCGCCTCGACGGTGTCGCGCAGCACACGGAACTCGTCCATGGTCAGGTCGGTGTACAGCTTGCTGCCGGTGGCCGCCTGGATGATCAGGGGCTCCATCTCAGCAAAGAGCTCGGGGTTGTATGCCCGCAGCTTCTCGATGTACTCGACGGGGTTCTTGCCCTTTTGGCCAAGACCGTAGTAGGCCAGGATCGAGCGCGAGGCGTCGACCAGGTCCATGTTGCGAGTCTTGGACAGGCGCTCGTCAGTTCTAAAGAACTTCTTAAACCCATCGACTGCCTTGCTCACTTCGTTCTGAGCTGCCACAGCTTCGGCCGCGAGCTGGTTCTGCACCAGTTGGTTCTGCTTGGCTTTGGCCGCATCTTGCGATTGGCCCTTCTTCATGAACTCAGTGGCCTGGCGCGCGGCCCTGGCTTCGGCCAACGAATACTCGCGAGCCTTGATCTCTTTGATTGCCTTGCCGTTGATGATGCCCTTGGCCACTTGTTTGGCAGCTTGCAGCATTAAGCGCACAGGCTGGGTGGCTTTGGCCAGATGACGCAGCTCCACGGCCACAAACCGGGCGCGTGCCTCGTTGTGCAGCGCTTCCTCGACCGCCAGCTCAACAGAGCGCTGATCGTTCATGTCGCCGTACTCTTCAAGCATGCGCTGATCTGTGCGCTCGCTGATGGCGTCCTTCAAAGGCTTGGCCTCCATCAGCGCGCGGACCATGGCATCACCGGAGGTAAAGCCAAAGATCTCGGCGGCCTGGTCGGGGTGGATGGCGCTGTCAGTTCCCAGCATGCCGTACTTGCCAAAGCCCAAAGCCTTTTTGATGGCGCCCACGATTGGGTTGTCGCCGTACATGGCTTCGATCTCAGGGATCGACAGCTTGACCGGATTGTCCACGGGCGTGCCGTCCAGTATGCCGCGCTTCAAGAATTCCATGGCACGGTACACCGGCTGGTTCTTGATCTCTTCAGCCACTTCCGCAGAAACTTGCTTGCGGATCACATCGGCAGTTTTCTGAATGTCTTTCAAGATCCGGCTGCGAGCATTTGACAACCATTTCATCTGACGCATGGTCGCCTTGGTCAGGTCAGTCACAGAAGCGTCGTGAGCCTCGTTCATCATCTCCTGGTAGGCAGCCCACTCGCCGTCTTCCATGCCGCTTTCTTGCTGGGTCTGGTACAGCGGCATCATGTTGCGCACTTGCTCGGCTTGCTTGATCTGCTCATCGCTGGCCAGCATGCGGTCCATGACCTGGCGAACTTCGCCGGTCAGCAACGGCAGGTCGACGCCATTCTCTGCTTTGTATGTTGCGTTTAAGTCATCGCGGATCGACTTGTACACCCGGCGCAGCCAGGATGAGAACTTGTCAAACATCGATTGCTGCTTGATGCTTGGCGCCTTGCCCTCGAACAAGTAGATCTCATAGTTGTAGGCAAAGGACTCATGAGCCTTGCGCTTCTCGTCGACCGACAGGTTGTTCCAAGTATCGATGTCAGGCACGCCAAAGAACTCGAGCAGTGTGTCTGCATCGGCTTTGATCTGCGTGGTCGCCTGTGACATTGTGGCCATGCGGAACAGCATTTCAACGTAGAAGTGCGAAGTCTCATGCGCGAACGTAGAGAAATCGGCCTTCTCGTTCAAGATGGTCGTCATGCGCTTGGGGTCAAACCCACCGCGCGCAGGCTGTGCGTACTGGCCAGCAATCTGCTCTGCCTCGAGCTTGGACTGCTGCTTGAGCAAATCAGGCTGGCCAACTTGCTTGCGTCGTTTCTCGTTGCGCTTGACCGCGCGGCTTTGCTCGGCCACTGCGTCGTCGTACTCTGTGAAGCGCTTGCCGTCGGTCTTCTTGTGCCATCCGGTGTAGTTGTCATCCAGCGCCATAAATACGACGTCTGGCTGGCCATCATTGAACTTGGCAAAGGCTGCCTTGTCCCAGTCCTGCGGTGCTTGGTCATCGGACCAGGTCAGGCGCGAGGTGGCCACAAAGCCGTGAGCTGCGTAGAACTCGGGAAGGATCGTCTCGAATGCATCGAGCTTGGTTCCGCCGGCAGCAACAGCCAGCTCCATGACAGAGCGGCCGGCGCCACCGGACGAGAACACAGAAACGATGTCGCCATCCTTCTTGACGGCCACGCCAGACTTGCCGTCTTCAGACACAAACAAGCGCATGCCGGCGTAGTCTTCTGCCGGGTAGACATAGACTGCAGCGCCCACTGCGCCGCTGTTGGTTTTGCTGGCTGTGATGGCTTCGGCAAATTTGCCAGCATTTTCAGTGCCTGCTGCCAACTCATAGAACGTTGGTGTGGCAATGCCGTTGCCGCGGTATGCACGGCCAAGGTTGGCGCCAGCTTTCCACTGCTCTACATAGGTAATCCCAAGGCTTTTTAGAACCCGAGGTTTTCCGCCATCTGTTCTGCCTCGGCCCGTGTAAGACCAGGATTGTTTCTCATTGCCGACTCGATTGGCCCGAGCTGTTCTTGTTGCAACTGCTCCAGCGAAGAAACGCTTCGCTGTTTGAGTGAATCCTCCAGCCTCGACCGGCTGCCCTTCAATGACAGGCGCTGTTTCATCCTGTAGTCGTGCTCGTCTTGATCGCTCATCTTTGGATTCCTTTTTGAGTGCGTTGGTGATTTTTCTTTCGGACACGCCCTTCTCACGCGCGACAGCCGCGGCCGCGTTCGCATAATCAGGTGCGTCCTCATCGCTGTACCCTTCTGTTGACTCTTCGTCAACAGCAATGTCCTCTTTGGCTGTTTCGTACAGGCGTTTCTCTGCGTACCAGAGCACGGCCTGAAGGTCGGCCATAGTCAGGTTGGCGTAAGCCGGATCGGTTTTGACCTGCTCCAGGATGCTGGAAAACACAGAGCGGATGTAGGTGCGCTCATGCGGGCCCACAGGGGCTTCCTTCTGGCCGTCCAGGTACTTGGCCAGGCTGTTGCCTGCCTTGCGCAGCTCGACGCCCTGTGCGCTCTCGTTGAGCTGGTTGCGCTTGCCTGGGTCCATCGAGGCTTCTTGGATGGCCACGGCCAGGGCATCGATTTCGGTGCTGGCAATGTCCACACCCACGATGTCGTTTAACCTGGCCTTCTCGTCGCCTGTGGCTGCCTTGACGGCGGCATTCAATCGGTCGGTGGCCTTGGCTTCTTGCACCGGCATGGACTTGATCAGCGTGCCGGTCCAGCGTCCCCAGGTGCGGACCAACCAGCGGTCCATGGTCAAGGAGTCAAAATTGCCGTACAGGTTGCTGAAAAATCCGTTGCCGATCTTGGGGCCAATGATGGATGCGCCCTTGACCTTGGTGTCTGCGTGCTCACCGCCTGGCTTTAAATCCTTGGCAATCGAGGAGATCTCGCCGACGGTGTAGTCGGTCAGCATAAACTTGCGCAGGTTGTCGATGCCCCACTCTTTGACCAGCTCGTTAAACAGGCCAAGCGAATCATTGATTGCGCCTTGTGCCTGGCCAGCCTTGAGGTCGGTCGGCATTTGCTTGTTGGCTTTGTAGTGACTGTAGGCAGCCTCGGCCAGCTCAAAGTTCTTGTCGACCTTCATGCCGTTGGAGGTGGTGGCCAAAGCCCAGACAAAAGCAAACTTGGCATTCTCGTTCGTGGCGATCTCTGGGTGGATCAGCGCCATGACGGCCAAAGCCTGACGGGTCTTCTCGTCGTACCAGCCGATGGCGTTGGCGTTTTGCTGCAGCGCAAACAGCGCATCCTTTACACCGACGCGCACCAGGTACTCGCTGGTTTGCTCGGAAGGGGCAGACACATCCACGCCGGCAGCAGAGGCCAGCTTTTGCAGGACTTCTTGCAGCGCGACCTTGAGCTCACGGCCCTTGTTCCAGACCTGACCGGTGGCAACCTTGAGCGCGTTCTCAAGTATTGCTGCCTGGTCTACGCCCTCGGGAATGTCGCTCTGTGTGATCTCGGCAACGTCATCGGCCTGCGCATCTTCCTGGATGTCAATTGCTGGCTCGACTTGCTTGCCCTGCTTGAGCAGATTTGTAGTCTCACGCGACCATGTGCCGTCGTTGAACTGCGACTTGACATCTGCCGGGTCAAACACCACGATCTCTTTGGCATCGGGCGCGACCTGGTAGATCACTCCGTCGTGGCCCTTGGCTTGGAGCTCGGCCGTGAATGCGTCGGCTGCCTCGCGGCCGCCGGCTTTGACTCGGGCCTTGTCTTCTGCTGTGGCGTAGTAGGGGTTCTCGAGCCGGGCATACAGCGGCATAATGTTGGGCGCCGCGCCACCGGTGCGCTTCTTCTGGCCAGAATACAGATCTGCCATGTCGGTGCTGTCGGTCAGGTACACGCCCGTGCCAAGCCAGCCACTGTCTTTGCGGTTGGGGTGATCAGGATCAAACGCGCTGACGTCGTCGGCCGTGCCGTGGTACAGCAGCACCGGCTTGCCTGCTTCGTCCTTGAACACGCTGTCGCCATAGAAGGCTTCAAATGCTGGTGTGTCTGTGCGAACCTGGCCAGCTTGATCAAACATCTCGGCCGGCGCCACGTTCATGTCGCGCTCGCTTACCACCCGATAAGGCATGGCAGCGTACAGCTCGGTGGGCGTCATGCCCATCTCTGCGGCCTTGACCACATACATGTCGCGCACCATCTGAGCATTTACTCGGGCAACGCTGTCCGGCATGGCCTTGGTGGCCTTGAGCTGCTCGAACATGTTTGTCTCGACTTCGTGCGCGGACGCAATGAACGCTTCTTGGTTGTCCTGCTTTGCAATTGCATCAGAGGTGGCCTTCTTGAGCTCACCGGTGATCTGCTCAATTGTTGCCTGCGCTTCGCGGCGCGTCATGTCCTCGCCCTCAATTCGCAAATCATCAATGATCTGCTTGCTGAATTCAGTTGGCGCAATGTTGGTCATGTACTCGCTGACCGGAATGACGATCTCGCCTCCGATCTCCGAGTTCAGCAATTGGTCGCGAACCGATGGGGAGATGGCCGCCAATTGATCAGCGATGCCAGATTGACGCAGCACATTGGCCTCGATGTAGACGTTCTCGATCGGGCTGTCTTCGGATACCTGGTTGATCCATTCCCGAAATGTCTCGGTGTCGCGCTCACGCACTTTGCTGGCAGTAGCCAAGACATTCATCTTCTCAATGATGGCTGTGCCCTGCTGCGCCCTGATGGCGTCTTGAATGCGCTGGTCGTAGTAGTCGGCCGCGGTCTGCATGCCTTTGGCCACGGTCACTTGTCCGCCTGCACCGACGACTGTTGCAATCAGGGTTTGAGCTGCTGCGCTTGGCCGCTCTTCAATGTAGGTGCTGAATGGTTTTTCTGGATTGAGCGCGGCCCATTCGTTCATGTCTTGCAAGACTGTGGCCAACTGTTCGCCAGGGATCTCGAGCGCAACCTGAGTTGCCAATGTTTTGTAAAAAGGTGTGCCTGCTTTCAAGTCACCGATCAACCTGTGCATTGGCAATTTTTCAGTGGCGTATTCAATGGCCGCCTGACTGATTCCATAGATCAACGACTGAGCAGTGGTCAAGCCTTTTTCTTTGGCTTCCCCATAGGCTCCGCCGCCAACAGGCAGCGTCATGGCTATCAATGCTGCAGCTTGGCCACCAGGCATGATTGCCAAAGGCAGCGTGGCCAGGTTTGCGCTCAATGATGCAAGGCCACTGTACACACCCGATTCCACAATGCCTTCACCCTTGGGCATCATGGCTTTGGCTTGGCCGCTGATTGATTCTTGATATTTGCGCAATCCTTCAGAGACTCGAGCAAAAGGATTTTCTGGCAGGATAGTGCCGGCCAAAGGCTGCGCAAATGTTGCGGCAATATCGACAGGCGCACGAACTGCACCAACCACGCCGGCACTTGCGCTTTGCAGGCCAGAGATCATTGCCTTGACGCCGCGCGTTATGGCTCCGTCTGTTGGCTGGTATGTGTTGAACGTGCGCTCAGTGTCGCCCAGGTTCTGGGTGTCGTCGTGCGCAATGTTGGCAAAGTTCGGGTTCACCATGTTTTGGGTGAGCTTGGGTGATGTGTCCATCACGCTCACACCCTTGGCGATAGCCAGGCGGCGCTTGGCTTCGGTTGTATCTATTGCTGCCGGCGCCCAGTCTTCGTTGAAGTAGGCCTTCATGTCGCGCGACAGACGGATCTTCTCGCCCTCGATGTCGGCGTTGTTGAATGCTGATGCGTTCAGAGATGATTGGGCAATGGCTTTGCCTGGCTCGCGCACTTGCTGAAGCAATGCGTTGTAGTCTTGATTGCCTGTGCGACCTGGACCAGCCGGTCCTTCACCAGCACGCACGCGCGCAAGCAGTTCGTCCAATTCACTCATTGTTGGCCTTTCTTAATGAGCCATGCTTTGACAATTTCATCTTCCTTGGCGCCCAGTTTCTTCATGCTGTCGTAGAAGTCTTTGGGCACTACCTTGCCTTCTTTGAGGGTGCGAGCCTCGTAGGCTGGGATCTGATCGTTCCACATCGAGCCAATCGATACCCACTCACGGTTGGCCGAGCTGATCACGCGCTGGTAGGCTGCGCTGTCAGGTGTCTTGCCAGGGTTCTCTGCGATCCATTTGTTTGTCTCTTCAGACATGATGGCCACGAATGCGTCCCTCTTGTCCTTGGATGAGCTCTTGAGCAAAGCTGCTGGGATCGCATCTTGAAGCACTTTGGTGTCAAATGCTGTCTTAAACTTGCCGTTGTTTTGAACAATTGACAAGGCCATGTTTTGCATCTCTTTGATGCCGTTCGTGCCCAGGTCCAAACGAGTTACAAACCCGCTCTCTTTAAATTCTTTGACAAACTGCGTCGGGTCATTGACAGCCAAGTCCATCAAGATTCCGCGCGTCTCAAGTTCTTTGCGGCGCTCACCAGGACCGCCCTCGCGCTTGGCAAAGCCATCAAGCCCGGCCAATTGTCCTTGGCCCTTAGCCCAGTTGTACAGGTTGGCAGGAGCATCAACGATTGGCTTGCCTGGGTTCTTGATGATCCATTCCTGGAACGATCCCATGGCGGCCTTGTTGCCTTCGTCTTGCAATGCTTTGCGCTGTGTGTAGTTGTGCTCGGCGCGCTGCACTGTTGCGTCGCGCACCTCTGCAGAGATCTTGCCGTCCTTAAACATCTGATCAACGGATGACAATTGCTCCTTGAGCCCACCTTTGAGAGACATCGACAAGCGCAAAGAATCATCCTTGACGCCCGCGGTCTTGACCAGGTTTTGCAACTGGTCGACTTTGGTCGGGTCGATCTCTTTGGTCTTGATGGCGTTCTTGAGATAGTCGCGCGCCTGCGCTGCTTGGTCGTTGGCCACCATGCCGCTGACCACTTCGGTCGCGATCTGAGTTGTGGCTGCCAGAACCAGCTCTTTGCGCTGTGAGCTGTCTGCAGCCATGCCCATCGTGTCGGCCAGAGAGTTCATCTCACTGATTGCGGTGGACTTGTACAGGTTGTAAGGGCCAGTGGCCTTGCCTTCCTCGTCCTTCATGTTCCAGGTGCTGGCGTTGGCCACAGCATCTTGAACAGAGGCAGTCGCGCGCGCTTTGGACTCAGCCACGTTATAGACCCTGGCCTGCTGCATAGCATGCGAGTCGACCTGAGTCATGGCAGTTTGCAAGCGGCGGTTGGCCACCTGGTTGAACATCTTGCGCTGCATGTCAGTCGTCAGCGTTTGCTCGACCTTCTGCTTGGCTTCGTTCATGCTTTCGATGGTGGCCTTGCGCGAGTCCAGGGCAGGCTTGCCTACGGTGGCCAAGTATCCCTTCTCGGGATCGTAGATCGATGTGCGCAGTTGATCGGACAACAGGTTGTCTGCTTCCTTGGTGGCTGCATCATCAAGCTCGTTTTGAATGCGGTCTGCAACGGTATGCATTGCCACACCAGCTTGCATTGTGGCTTGGCCAAACTTCTGGATCTGTTCTGGAGCAGCATTGCGCATGGGCTCTACGCCCGGCGCCTGAAATGGAACCACATTTGCCGGTTGCAAATCTACGGTTGGGATGTCTTGAACTGGTACGGTTGCCATGTTTGTCCTTATGTGGTTTGACGCGCCAGCAACGACTCAAGAGATTTATCGCGGAACCAATTGGTGGCCAACGAGCTGGCGCTGCCAATCAGGCTTGTTGCAGCAGAACCAAATGGGCTGAGTGTTCCCGCGCTTGCGTTTAAATTCTGAGCCGACACGCCTTGCAGCAATGCTTGATTCTCAAAGCCCACGCCGCGCAGCCTGGCTTCTTCAGAAGCTCGCACAGTGTTGGCATTGATGGTCAGGGCGTCGATCTCTTTGGCAATGTTCTGGGAGGCCTCAACCTCTGCAGTGCTACCAACCCCCAGGGACACGCCCGATGCGGCCGTGGAGGCCCGTCTGGCCCCCTGCGCTTTGCCGTATCGCATGGTCAATTGGCCGACTTGGCGTTCGCCTGCCTGCAAAATGCTTTGAGCCTGGAATTCAGACTGCCGGGCATTGATCTGCGACATGCTTTGCTGAAACTCCAACGACAATGCCTGGCTTTTGAGTTGGTACTGCTGCGACTTGGCCGCATAGTAAGTGCCAATGGCAGTGCTTACACTGCCAATGATTCCAAGCATGGGAGCCATGGCATTCATTGACTTTGCTGCATCACCTGCTGAAAATGAACTGAATCCGCTGTCTTGCTGTGCAAGCATGCTGGTTTGCTGTGATCCAAAATCAGTCCCGTATTTCATTGCTGTTGGGCTTGTCAGCAATGTATCCTTCCAACTAGACATGGTTGATCTCCATAAGTGTTGAAGAAAGCTCCATGATTTTCATGTTCATGGGGCTACCTTAATTCTGCGATGCGTGTTTACGGGTACCTTTAGGAGCCTATAGACACTTCAAGCGTCAATCCGACCAGGGTCAGCGGCAAGGGGTCTTGCTGCCTGATGTAGATCTGGCCAGACTGCCCCCACGTTGGACTAAGAACCACCTGGATCTCTGCGTCCTTCAGTGAGGGTGGGCTGCCGTAGGGCTCGGTCGTGCGCTGCTTGGCTTCCACCAGGCTGTTGACGTCCGGACCAATGAAAATGCCAGACGATTGGAACACGCGCAGCCAGGCCTTGTTCACGTTCTTTGCCCGGCCTTGGCCAAAGCCATCGATGTTGACTGCCAGCGGCAGGGTCTGCAGGTCTGAGTCGTATTGCAGGCCAAAGGTGATAATCGTGCCGGCCCGCTCCAAAGTGATCGTGCCACCGGTGACGACGCGCTGCGGGTGCACTGCGCCGTCGACCAGGATGGACACGGTCTTGCCTTCCAGCCATGTGATGTTGCTCACGCTGTTGCGGGCAAATGACCAAGCTGTGGTGGCCGTGGCTCTCAGGCTGGCTGGAACGGTCTTGTCTGGCCTTACTTGGGCCACGGTGGTGGACGTAGTGCCGACGATCCTGCAGCGCACCTGAGTGCCGTCTGTGGCCGTCAAGACGATGGCGTCGTTGATGTCGGTCGTGCCTGGGAAAACAAACTGCGCTGTCGAGCTGGTGACCGTCAGGGTTTCGGCCGGCGTCCAAGCAGTGCCGCCTGACAAGGTCATGGTGACGGCGCTGGTGTTGTTCCCGTTGTAGGTGGCGCCAGAGTCAACAAAGAAGCAGTTCTGCAGATTTGTGATTGTGCGCGATGCCATGCGCTCGACGTAGCGCACTGTGCTGCCGTTGACTGTGCGCTTGACCACAACGTAGAGTGCATCGATCTCGCCTTCGGCCACGGCTGTGCAGCTCTCAAACACACCATCGGTGTCATGCTGATGCCAAGCGCCGATCTGTTGGTCTGGCACATAGGTCAGGCCCAGCAGCACGCCGTTGCTTGAGACAAACCACAGCAGCGGCCGAGGGGCTTTGCTGTAGCACATGTCCACAATGCTCAAGCTGTCAAACAGGTGAGCTGCTCGAATTGACAGGTCGCCGGTGATAAAGCCGTTTGATTGCCATGAGTAACCCAGCTCGCGCACATGGCCGCCGCGGGCTGCGCAGTAGACCAAGCTGTTGTTGATGATCGATGGCTGCACGTTGCTGGCGCCAATGTAGGACTGAGGCTTGACCGACACTGTGCTGGGTGTGAGTGCGTCAGAGTTGATGGGGCTCACACGCCATTCAGCAGAGCTTGTCAGCAGCAGCAACTGAGTCAAAGGGACAATGTGCCGGATGGTGTTGGCCTCGCGCGCGGCCACGCGGAACTTGATGCGATCGTTGTCCTTGATGGGCAGCGAGTAGCTCATGTCCGACTCTGTGCCCGACCTGGTCATCCACATGGTCTGCGGCTCCAGGGTTGTGCCGGCAAAGGTGCGGCGCTGCTCGGCATAGGACACGGCGCCAGGGTAATTGCCGGTGGACCCAAAGACCGTTTCAAAGATGGGCGGCGTGATGCCCATGTCTGGCGCGATGTTGTTGTCCACAAACGATGTGGTCTGCGTTTGACCAATGTAGCCATACAGCCCAGACTGGCGTTTGTAGATGTTGTAACGCAGGGCGCCAGTGACCGCCGGCCAAGTGATGGTGTTGTAGCTGCCGGTCACATACAAGTTGTTGATGGCGTTGCCAGCAGACGATGCGTTTGACTCATCGATGCCATTGACGGCCACGCTGGTGATGACGTAATAGTTGTCGATGTCGTAGATCTTGTTGCCGTATTGGATCTTGCCGCCACTGGTGAATGCGGACCATGCTGTCGAATCAATTATTGCGCCGCCGTTGTAATCTTTCAGGGTCAGCGTCGTGTCGCTTGGCTTTGTCTCGACGACATAAAACCCATCGACAAACTGAGTCATGCCGCCAACGCTTTTGACGTAGACCGAATCATTGGATGTGAGGTTGTGCTTGGACACGGTGGTGACCACCATGGGGTTGGCCTGCGTGATGGCTGCAATGTCAATGCTAAATCCTGCGCTGGGCGTCACGGTGACGCTTGCGGGAGGCGTGACCAATGGAGTGAAGCTGATTGTCGAAAGCACCCAGTTGGTGGCTCCTACTCGGCGCAGCTCGCGCGGTGCATAGTTTGGGTGCACCAATGTCAGGACGTCGGCCGACTGCACATAGTGAATGTCAAACAGATCGGCTTCGGCGTATGGGTTCGATACCTCATAAGGCGATGCGCCAGACATCACTGTCAAACCTTGTGTGTGAAACCGGAAATACCCTGCGCCCAGCTCAATCACCATGGTCTGTGTGGTCGAATAAGTGAATGGGATCACCCTGGTGCGTTTGGTGCTGTCCTTGACTTCATGCACAAAGGCAAAGCCAGCTCGGTTCTCTGCCGGGCCTTGCGGTGTGGCAATGAAGTTGCGCATCTGAGCTGCGCCGGTCTGGAACTTCACATCGTCGACGCGGCCAAACATTTCTGGCGACATTTCGCCACCAGCAAAAGATCGATTGAAAGTGCGGGTTTGTGCCATGCTTATCTTCCGGCGGTCCAGGAAACGATGTGCTCAACTGTGGTCTTGCGCTGATTGGCATCAGACATCTCGGCCTGTGACTGGTAGTCGGTCATCATTTGAATGCAACGCTTGGCCTCTGCTGCCCCTTCTGCGCCCTTGATGATGGGCCCGGCAAGCATCGATGCCAAGTGCCAAGACAAGGTCATTACAAACAGCGGAGAGAACTGGGTGCTGTCGGTCACATAGGCGTTGTAACGCAGCACAGCATTCTCTGTGTTGGTAAACAAAATGGCAGTGCCGTCTGGCTGCGTTTCAATGGTGAATGGCTGCGGTGCATAGCGACCTGCTGCAATCACTGGGCTGTAGTTGTGCGACCAGTATGGGGTATCGGTTGGAACAAAGCGAGTGCTGTAATCATCGGCCGAATCTTCAGGCAGCACGGACACAATGTTGAGCGCATCAGATGGCAAAGCGTATGCGTGCTTCCATTCTGGCCAGTTCATTGTGAGCTCTGCCAGCTTTGCGCGTCGAGCTGTGAAGTTCCAATAGCCCATCTCCAGCAATGAGTCGCGGGCAATGGGGTAGAACCGAGCGCAGTACTCTGCCTGGGCAGATCCCTCGTGTGGGTGAATGCTTGAGACCGTGGCAGTGTCGCCCAAGTGGCTCAGTGCCAAATTACAAATATCGACTTCGCTTGCCATTGAGGCCTCCTAATGTAAAAAAGGGGCCGTGGTTTCCCAGCGGCCCCTTTGACTATGGTATCCGACCTATCGGACTACACAAAGCTTCAGTCCGCGCCTGCACCAGCAAACTCGGCGGTCTGCTTGGCTTTGGGCATCCACTTTTTGGTGGCGCTTTTGGCGGCAGGTTTTTCCTCATCCTCTGGCTCACCATCAAGGTATTCCAGGTTTGTGTTGTGAGGACCGACGTAGTCAAACTCGACGCCTTCGGTGCGAAGACCGTTGTCAACGAAGCAGATGGTTTTAGCGCGTACTTTAGCCATGAGTTTTCCTTATCAGACCACAGTGAAGCCAGAGGCGTAGAACTTTTGACCGTCTTGGATGTTTATCACGACGTCAGCAGTCACAGTACCAGCACTATAAGTGCCGGAGATTGTGTAGCGGGCGCCAAGGTAACGTTGACCCTTAGAAGCGATCTGTGGGTTGATGCTCACAGCAGTGTTATAGCCTGCAACCAACGAGGCAGTAACAACAGCATCGGTGCTACCGATTACTGTTGGGCTGGACAAGTTGGCAGAAGCAGAGCTGATGACTTCAAACTTGACCGATGTGCCGCCAGTCAAGGCAGCAGTCACGGCAAAGTTCATGAACAACTGACGGCCTTCGCCCATATCGCGGGCGATGGACAAGTCGATTGTGTCGGTCGATACGGCAGTAGTAGTCAGTGCCTGGTCGGTCGAAACGCGGAGGAGTTTATCGGTGATCATGGTTCAATTCCTTTCAATGTTGGTTGACCGATTAGGACACGACTGCTTCGGCATTGATGATGGCATCAACGCGACGCAATGGAACGCCCAAGAAAGACAACCAGCTATACGGTGTACCGAATTGCGAGAGGCCTTCATTGATCTTCAAGACGTATTGCGACTTGTCCAGAGCAGCGATGCTCAAGCCAGAGTGCACGGTACGGTTCATGTAGAACGCTGCACGACCCATTGCCATGTTTGGAATGCGGTACAGCGAACGAGCCATGAGCTTGACGATGTTGGTGGCGGCAGTAGATGCTTGAGTGCCAGTCTGGCCGATCAAGTCAGACACATCGATGTTGCAGATGCGAACGACATAGCGCCAGTCTTTCACGACCAAGCCATTCTTCCACTGGTAGCGAGTTGCGTACGCTTGCAGACGGGTGCCGTCGCTATTGTACACGGTTTGCTCGCCCAGATCTTCGTGGATCAAGCCTGCTTTGCTGCCCTTGGGGAAGTGGCAGTAGCAAGTTTGGTCACCCCAAACGATCAGGTACACAGAGGTGTTGTCCGAGCCAGAGCCACCAGCAGACAAAATGTTCTGTGCGTTGGTTGCAGACAAGCTGGAGTAGCGAGGTGCGATGCCCAAGAATTGCTTAGGATCGGTGCCAGGGTTGCCGTAGAACAGCGTGGTGGCCTGGGTCTGATTCATGGCTTCCAAGAACGCAGTGTCTTCAGACAAGCGGAACTGAGCGGTGTTGCCGTTCAGCATGGCCAAGTCTTTGTCCACTTCGGAGCGGGCTTCCAAGATACCAGCGGCTTCGTCCACCTGTGCGGTAGTCGATTTGCTGGAAGGGATACCCTGGTTCAGAGCACGCCAGTACACAGCGGGCAAGCCGGTGCGCACAACGACTCGTTCGCCAGTTGGCAGGTTACCTTCTTTGAAGACCGCGTCTTCCAGGACTTCGTTGGACTGCGAGAGCAATTCAGCGATGATTGGAATGCGACCATCTGGATCGGTGCGTTTGGCCCAGTCGGCCAAGGTCAGGTTTGTGGTAGCAAGAGTAGTCATGTTTTAACTCCATTTTAAGATTGCTGATTTGAATACAGTGCGTTGGCTTTTGCGTTGAAGTCTTGTGGACCAGGGCTCTTATTCCCTGCGCCATTTGAGTTCCCCACGAAAGTCTCCTCACTAATTGCCTTGCCTGCTCTGAACATAAACCGAATCACTTCGGGGTTGTTGCCCAGACCAGACTCATTTAACAGCGCGCGCAGCTCCGGTGTACCGAATGAGTCGAGAGCTTTCTTCGCGACGACCAAGTTCTCGTTGAGCTTATCGCCCCCGAATTCCTTGTCCGTTTGAGCGGCCTGAGCCCACTCGTTGCGGATTGCCTCAACCTGTTGGACTTGACGTTCCGCGATAGTCGGGGCCATCTTGTCCAACAATTTCTGCGCAGCATCCTGAGACAGATTCAATTCTTTGGCGATCTCCGAGAAATTTGACATTGTCTCGGTGTCGTAGTTCTTACCCTCGGGGGCTTTGAACTCGTACTTTTCAGGTGCGCCTTGCGGCTTGCCTGCGTCGCCTTCAGTCTTGCCATCAGCAGGGGCGCCATCCTGGGCTTGCTGTGTCTGTCCTTCGGGTGCTTGCTGCTTATCTCCATACAACGCATCGGCCGTCGCCGAGTTGTTGCCTGGAGCCTGCGATGCGTCCGTGCCTTCAGTGGTCGTTGTGGCTGTGTCCGTCATCAGCGATTCGCTCATTTGATTGTTCCTTTACCATCGTTGCATAAAGCTCTGGACAGAGCGAGTGGATCATCGAAAGTGTGCGATTGCCAAAGTTCCTGTTACCTTCCGCAAATGCCATAGACATTGCGTTGGTGTTGAACGATAGCCGAAACACACCCGACTGCTCCAGAAGACGCCAAACTACACGACGCCCCCGCTTGCTGTTCATGAGCCACTTGAGATCGGCTTCCTCATTCTGATAGTCCAGTTTGTTGCGTAAGGTTTTTTCTTCCTTGTCGCGGTCCTGTCCTCTCATGTCGAGGGGATCAAATTCTTTACTCATGATTCCAATTTACTCATGGCACATATGAATACGGGTACCGCCATGCAGGCACATCAACCACCAACCTGAGTTACGGTCAATATGACTGAAGGGATTTCTGGTCGTGTTGGGTTGGTTCCTGCTGCGCCGTACCACATTTCCAAACTGGTGTCGCTGCTGGCCCAACAGATCTCGTAGTAATCGCCTGCACTTGCAGAGACCAAAAGATTCCAAGCAGCAACAGCTTTACCTCCACTTTGAGGGACGTTTTGCTGAGTGTTTGACTGGTCTATGTTGACGCCATTCTTGCGAAACCAAATGTCAACAGTTGAAAATCCAGTGCCACCAGCGCGAGAAAACTGTGAGGAAAATTGGATGTTGTAGACGCTATCATTGGCCATCGTAATTCGAGTGTTGCTTGCTATCGACACGCCTTTGGAAAAACTTGTCGCACGAAAATTCATCACGTTGGCACTTGTGGCGCCAGCGTTTGTTTGCGTGTTGTTGTCTTGAAACATGCCATAGAAACGAGGGATCATGATTTCGCTTCCGTCTGCATCTTTAAGCCCGGCAACGTCATTGGTGACGGTGTCGTACAGAAATGGTGATCCTGAATTTCTTTGGTAGGTACTCATGAATATTTCCTTAAGCCAAAATTTATGCCTGGTTGGCGTACAACATGTTTGCCCGGTTGTCATTGGTTGCGTTCTCTGTCTGGCCAACACTCATGTCGGTGATTTGCAAACACATGCGTGACTCGGCGTCGCTGCCCTCGTATTGGTTGGAGCTCACCGATCGCACGACGCACTTGGCAGTGATCATCATTTCTGTGCCGACCTTTGGCAATGCCGTGATGTTGAGTTTTTCCATCGAGCCATCATCTAGGTCAATGCTCAAGCCGTAGGGATACTCAGGGCGGTCGCCCTCACACATAGTCATTTGCTCTGCCGACTCTTCGCGGCTCATTTTCATGTTGATCAATGCCATGGTTTTCTCCTTAAGCCAAGCGGTCTAGTTTGAAAAGATCCCGAGACAGGTTGTTTAGCAGGTCATCGACGGCTGCCTGGATGTGAGTCTCTGTGCCCATCATCATGCGGTTTGCTTCGATGTAATAGTATATCTTCCAGGCTTCGGCGCCATAGGTGGTCATGTCCACATCATCAAAGGACAGAGCGGCCTTCTGGCAGCCCATGTACACCTCTGCCACGCGGTCCAGATCTTCGGTGAGGTTGTCGTACGCCTCGCCCAAAGCCTCATGAGCAGCAAAGCTGCCTGGGCCCGTGGTCATCAGGTGCGCGCGGTGGATCAGGTTGACTGCAATGAGCAACTTGTCAATGAACATCGAAGCAGCAGCCGAGTCGCTGTTGTCGCTGTCCATGTTGCCATAAAGCAGCGTGCCTTTGTTGGGTGCTGTAGCCATTGTGTGAGCTCCTTAAACTTGCATGGGTGAGGGTGAGCCGTAGCCCGAAAACTGATTCATGATGTCCATCAGTGCATTTGGTTGGCCACCGGTTGGGGCAGAGGCGAAGTTGCGAGCTGTCTCGCTTTGAACTTTCATTGCCTCGGCCTGCGCCTGTGCTGCCTGCGCCTTGGCGCGCGAGTCGCGGATGATTGCGACCTGGTCTGATGCCACGATGAGCTTGGGGTCCACGCCCAGCATGTCGCTGTAGCTGTCAACCCACTCGTCGGAGTTGAATTTGTCCAGCACATCAGGCTTGAACGATGCGACCTGGCCAAGGTTGCCCACAAAGCGGTCGATGCCGTTGACGCCAATGGCGCGTTGGGCTTGGGCCAGCATCGAGATGAAATCGACGTTCAGGTCCATGCCTTGCAGCTCTGGAGGCGCAGGCGGAATGATGCCGGCCTCAAGCATGCGGGTAAAAGTGATGTCGATCAAAGGGTCGAGCAGCTCATTGTGTAAGCGCTCTAGCACTGGGCCCAACATCAGCAGTTTCTCTTCGTGGCGTTCGGCCACCTCGGTCGCTGTCATCCTGGTGTCTGTGGCGTTGGCCAGCATCAGGAACAGGTCAGCATAGAAGCCGCCACGCACCCGCTCGCGAACGTCTTGAATGTCCATCAGCAGCGCGTTCAGATCCAAGTTGACCTCAAAGGCTGTTTTGATGCCCGCGGTCTGGCCGTCGTAGAACGTGACGCCACCAGGCAGCATCTCCACATCGCGGTTCTTCATGGATGTTGGCGCCTGCAAAGGCGGCTTGGTCTGATAGTCAATGGCCTGGGCCTTACGGAGCTGCTCATGCTGGAGCTGCTTGATGTCGCCCAGCACTTCCATGCCTGGGCTGTTGCCGTAGATGTCACCACCGGTCACAGACCAACGCGGCACGACGGCAGGGAACTGCTTGAAGCCGCCTTGACGCAGGAACTTGTTTGGATCGCCACCGACCTCAAAGTAGTAGCTGGCCCATGGCATGTTGAGCGAGTCTTTCTTGCGAATGTCTCGGTCTGCGCGCGGCTCGATGGCGTGGATGATTGGAATCCACTTGTCCAGGTTGCCGTTGTTGTACATGGACTGCACAGTGTTTGAGCAGTTCTTAAAGCCAAACTCTTTGACGATCTCGCCCACGGTCTTTTCAAACTCGCGGTACATGGTGCAGACGCGGCCCTGGTAATCCTGCGCAATGCAGTACTCACCGGTGGTCACGGGGTAGTGATGCACCACGTTCATGTAGTCGGGCAAGATGATAGAGCTGGCAGTGCCAAAGCAGCCCAACTCTTCGTACATGCCATGCAATGATCGGTATGTGTTGCTGCGCTGGAAGACAACTTGCATGCGCTTGGTCACATCATCGAGCCACAACTTGACGGGTTGGTAGCTGTTCAGGTCTGGATCTGCTGTGCCCAAGCGAAACCATGGGCGTGCCGGTGATGTAGCGCCAGCCATCATGCCAGCACCCAGCGTGCGAAGAGCTCGCGTACCGGTGTTGTCGTAGATGTTGTTGTGCCGGCGCCAGCCTTTGTCTCGGTCCTGGCGGAAGTAGCGGCCATTGCGCGGCAGGATGTAAGTCGTCAGCTCCTGCCAGTGTGCCCACCAGGATGCACGCTCAGACTTGAGCTGCCCCCAGCGCGTGTACAGTTTGTCGCGTGTTGGAGCGTTCTCGTACGAGGATGCGTCGCTGGTAAATTGACTCATGTTTAACCGCCCAGAAGTGTGTTCTTGCCCAATGCCAGGGCGTTTGGATCGACGCCTGTCGGACCGGTCAGCATTGTGCCTGCACCGCCGCCACCTTGAGCTGACTGAGTTGCTGCCGACAAGATGCTGGCTGCGTCAGGCTGTTTGCGGTTGGCCGCATTCTGTGCCTGCTCACTCAGCCGCGTCTGCTGGTTGGCTTTGTCGGTGGCTTGCTTTTGTGCCACCTCTTGCTTGCCCAAGGCCTCTTGTTGCATGCTGGCGCTTCTCTCGCCTGAATACACCGAATAGCCCAGAGCTCCCACTGCTGCAATTGCTGCTGTCACGCCCATATCAAATCTCCTTGCTGAATATGATGTCCTGCACTCCATACCCTATCCGAGGCATCACGCCGGCCAGCGGGGTATTCTTCTTTGCATGCCACAGCATAAGTGTGGCACCTTTTTCCTTTGCCACTCGCTCGGTTTCCCGAATGAGCTGAATCCCCAATCGACCGGCGCGCCGCTCTTTGGCCAGGAACAACAGGTCATTATTGGCAATCACTAGGTCTGCGTAGTGTAGGTGCTTCATAATGAAATTAACCGAGTATCCAATCAACTGGCCGCCATCATAGGCAGCCAAGATCATCGTCAACCCACTGGCTTCCATTGCTTTGTATCGATCAATATCGGGCTTCAAAACCATGAGCCGCTTGTTGAGAGCGACCTCATCCCAATGGTCAGAGAAAAGCTCGCCGACATCTGTCAGCACTTCGTCGACTGTCGATTCACGGATCACGGTCATGGTGTCAATCTAGTTGGTTGATGTGGGCATACGGGTACCGGATCACATGGTTGCATAGGGGTCGTGATCCTTCTTGACTGCGTTCTTGACCATCCTGGCGTAGATGTCTCGCGGTGTTCTCTTGCGCACGGGATAGGCAAAGGTCAGGGCCAGGGCGTCGGCCATGTCTGGGCTGCCGCCACCTTGCAAGCGCTTCTTGATCTCGTCCTTGGGCTCGAGCATCTTTCGGCCGGCAGCGTCGTACCAGTACACCGGTGTGGCCAGCTCCTGCTTGAGGCTGACGTCGTTGGGAATGGCGCCGCCCTGTTTGACCCAGTCAGCCATCTCAAACCACATCTCAGCGCGCCGATTGACGAACAAGTGGGCCTGGGTAGCCTTGCCGCCAAAAGGCACCTCCACGACGTCGTAGTCAAGCTGGCGCAGGCGATCGATCACCCCAGCTCCGGCGCCGGCATCAATGAACACGGCATCGGGCTCCCATTGCTCGATCACCGCGGCAACCCTGGCGGCCAAATCCATGTTGTCCAGACCGCGGTAGACCAGGGGATCAAAGGACTGCAGACCCTGGCGCTTGAAGATGACGCTGCGGTCGTCGCCAAACCGGGCTGGGTCGACGCCCATGATCTTGGGTGCACCGTCCACATCCTTGTCGGTATAGACCCGCTTGCTGGCCTCCTCGGCATCGGACAGGCTGATGAGCTGATCGTCGCCGGCCGCGGAGAAGTCGCATAGGTACTCACGCGAGAACGACGTTTCGGCCATGTCACGCTTCAAGCGCTCGACCTCGTCGGGGTTGATGGCGTTGGTGTCATAGACCGTGTACTTGGCAGCGTGCCAGTCTGGCAGCGCGTCGGCTCGGTAGTAGATCTCGCTAAACAGGTTGATGCCGGAAGGCGTGCCGATGAACATGGCCCAGCCCATCCGGTCGGACAGTGCAGGCTGGATGATGTCGTTCCACACCTCTGGCTTGATCTGCGCGACCTCATCAATCACCACGCCGTCCAGTCGCACTCCTCGCATGGCATCGGGGTTGTCTCCGCCAAAGATGCGGATCATGCAGCCGTTGTGCTTGAACCGGACCGAGAGCTCGGACTCGTTGATCTCGACGGCGCCTTGAATGCGCAAGGGCTCAATCTTCTGTTTGAGCCGGGCCCATGCAATGGCCTTGGCCTGCTTGAGAAACGGGGCAATGTAGAAAAACAAGCCCAAATCTTGGCTGAACTTCATGGCCTTGTCGATGATCTCCATCAGGGCCAGCTCGGTCTTGCCCGCCCGGCGGTGCAGAGCCAGCACGGTAAAACGCTTCTTCTTGCGGTGGCATTCCTTCTGCCAATCGCGGGGGCTGTAGTCCAGTCTAATGACCTCACTCGCCATCCGGCACTCCAGTGGCCACCACCAGGCTCATGGCCCCGCTGTGCTCCACGCCCATCTTTTCGCCGTACTTCTTGGGGTTCCACTTGGCCAGCAGTTTCATTCGCTGCTCTGCTCGGTTCTTGGCCCAGGACACATACCCGGCGTCGGTCTTGCCGTTCATGTCATTGGGCGGTGGGCTATCGATGATCTCCAAGGTTTCGTCTGCAATGCAGTCATGGCCGATGTCACGCGCACGCGCGAAGCGTTGAGCAAACTGGACATCCTTCTCCATCCAAAGGTAAATGGTCGAATAGTGAATGTCGTTATTTCTGCACCATTCACGCAGAGTTTTGCCCATTGAGATCCAAGAAATAATCTCATCTGCTTTGTCGGTGTTGACTGACTCGGGAGGGCGGCCAATCTTCTTGGGCTCAGTCGCTGACTTTTTCACGGATGGTTTTCCACTTGTCTGGGGTTTGTGCTCGGCGCTCATAGTTGCATATTTTCTGGACGCAGCTCCTGGTTAGGTTGAACATTTTGGCCAGTCTGCGATAGCCAATTGCTTCATCTTCGTGCAGGTCGCGGATTTTGTCGACAACATCGTCAGAGATTCTGGCATTGTGGTGGGAAGACCCAATGCGATAGCCATTTTCGTTGACGGCGACAACCTGCTTCACGGTCATTTTTTCTTTTTAAGCATAGCGTGCCAAGGTGTTTTCTTTTTCACCCCTTCGCTGGCCATTTTGGAGGCATCTGTCTGGCTCATCCCGTGAGCTTTGGCAACCTTTGAGTCGTGAGCTGCGGCTTCAAATAGCCGATGCTGTTTGGCTGTGTATGGCATGGCCGTCCTTAATATTTTGGTGGCTTTGGTGGTTTTTTGTTTTTGCTTGGCATTTTGATCTCCAGGTAAAAAATGGTTGAAACGAGTTAATTCTGCCTGAGTGTTGCATTTTGCACAACAAGGTCATTTGTCATGTTCAAAGCCCAGTTGACCTCGTACATGGATACGGGCTGCCCTTCTTTGGCCCGGTCGAGGATGGCGGTGGCCTTTTTCCTGGCCGGGCATTCCCGTCCTTGGTTGCAGTCATCGGTGCATGGTGGGCATTCTGGTTTGCTCATGCTTGATCCTTAAGCCAAAACACCAGACTGTCAATGGTGTCGTCATTGAATGGCATGGATTCGATCTTGGTTGCAATCTCTTGAAAGGCTTGGGCCCGTCCATCTATTGCGCCTATATCAAACGATTTAATGGTGCGTGAAACAGATTCTTTGCGCATGCTTGACTCGCGCTCAATGCGGTTGAACTCGTCGTCTTCAGTGTTCATGTGTTCTTCTCCTTAAGTTTAGCTTCGATTGCACAGCACAAAGCCTGTCGGTTAAGTGATCCTTTTTCAAACTCATCAATCTCAGTCAACGTCAGCCCTACCCATGTGCGCTGTGCTGCTTTCATTCGCTCAATATCGCCATTGAGCTGACGAATCGTAATCTTAAAAGCATTGGCTTCGCAGTGTCGGATGCATGGCGCTTTGCCTGTTGGCTTTGGCTGTGCTTTTGCAATTTCGCAAGCCTGATCTACTTTTTGTTGGGAGACGTGACCTGCTGCAATCAATAACTGCACGACATATTGCCACGCCACAGGCTCCTGCTCTGGTGCTGGCTGTGCGGGTGGGGTGTAGTCAGGAACACCGTTGACCGTCCGTACCCCTTCAGAATTCCATGTGATATAAACTGCTGTTGTTTGCACAGGCTCTTGCTGTGCTTCGGGTGTCCAGCAAATACAGTCATGGTTGGCCGAATTCAATGCTTTGCACTTGTCATTCTTGTAGTAGGTCATTCCTGACCGATCTGGCTCTTGCACAGGTGCAGGCAGTGTTGTGGGCGGGGTGGCAAGCCATATTCCACGAGGAACACAAGGACGGTCGCAGTTTTCTGGCTCTCCACAACACACTTCTGGCACAGGTGC